GCTCAAGAAATCTCCCAGGAGATTCAAGTGGCAAATGTTGCCTTGGGTCGCACTGCTAATGACGTTCACTACGCCATTGACTCGGTCCAAGAAACTGTCAAAACGACAACAACTGCTGCCAAACTACTCACAGCCGCTACTGCAGCGTGGTGGGTAGTGTGCGCTTTGAAGAACAACGCTGCCGTTCTGCGTCAACTCTTCAAGATGAAATCAAAAGTTGCTGAAGGACTCACTCCTAGGCAACGTTACGACGCTTCGAAAGACGCTACTTTCGCTCTGTTCGCTGTCATCCTCGCTATGATGGGAAAGAGTGGGAAAATACTATCGACTTTCAAGTACCTGTGCGGTGTGTTCAACGCCGCTTGGTCTTTTGTGTCTGGTGTGGACTGGCTGTCCAATATCGACATAAAAGGTAAACTGCCTGCATGCTTCACAAAGGTTATCAACACCATGTCTGCTGCTCCAGTTGTAGATGTTTCTGAGGTTCCTATCTTAGAAAATCTTGATTTCACACCCAACCCTTCCCTTTTGCGGCGACAACAGCCCTTTACGGAAGCCAACTCCGACTTTCTGAATTTCAACGCTCGGAATGTCTCTGACTTAGCTCGCTACATGCAATTGTACCAAGCTGTTAATGCGCCAAACCGTTCGCTAAAACCTATCGAGCATCAACAAGCCGAAAAGGATTTCTACGATTTACTCGAGACTCATACTCTCGCTAAAGTCCAACGTGAACGCAAACGAGTGTTAGCTAATCAAGATGAGAAGAAAGGCTCTAGCCTTTCTGACTCCGATGCTGACACCGAGGATAGTGACGGAAAGAATGATGAACATCGTCTTTATGATGAACGTCTTCTTTTCAATCTCCACATGCCATCTGAAACCGCTCATGAAGAAGAAGGCTACACGCCTCCGTTTTCTTACGATTTCTCAGAGGATACGCTAATCCCTGAAGGCAAGGTGACTAATACGCTTATGTCCCTCCTCGACCCCTTTATCAAGTTGTGCATGGTTGTGTACACTTGGTCTAAAACTCGCCAGACTAAGTTACGTGCCTTCGCTGCCGAACTTAGCAAACTCCAAATTACCCTTGCTGGTGTTTCTGTGCTTTTCATTGTTATGGCCTGCTACACTCTCTATCTGCGATCTCGTTATCGCAAACATGTAGATGAAGCTGGAAAAAACAGAACTCGTAAAGCAAACAACAAAGGTGATTGGTCTCGATTCTACGTCCAAGACTTTGATGGCTCATTTGAACATGCTGTCATCGAATACCATGACAAGCAAGGCGTTCGTCGCCGCGTCATGGGACATTGGGAATTTGAAAACCTTATCGGTCAAAACGTCAACTTGATCATCAATGGTCAACAGTATGGCGGCGTAGACTACGAATGGGACGATCCAGAAGAAGTCGACCAAAACGCTGTGGATGATGCTAAGCAAGCTCAACAAGCGTGGGACGACGAACACATGGATGCTGATGAGATGAACAATCGTTTCAACTACTCTGCTCGCAAAGAAGCTAAACCAGTTTCTCCACCCAAAGCGAAGCAGGAATCAGCCCCTCCAAAGAAACCGCGTGCAATTCGCCGCAGTGATCCATCCCCTTGTCTTCACTTCCATGGCGCTGAGCACAATCTCAACGTTTATGGTCTTCCTGTGAGGATGACACACGACTCTGTGAAGTGCGAGGCCAACTGTAAAAAGTACGGGCTCACACTCACACACACACCCATGTCGCGTGCTGATTTTATAGGCTATCTTTCAACAAAGCCCTGTAAAAACACGAAGTGTGGCAAAGGCGGAAAATGTTTTCTCGCTCACACCTCCAAAGAAGGTAAAGTCAATTTTACCTCCGCATTAGTTCCAACTGCAAATAGCCGACCTGAGTCAGCTATTGTTGGTGTTTACCGTGCTCCTGACACACTCATGCATGGTTACGCTGCCGCCTTTTATTCTGGTGATACTCCTCACTTACAGATATCTCGCGTCAATGGAAATTTTATCACTACCATCAATCACAATCGATTTCTTGGCGACCTTACTCGCCCTCGAACTCCGAATGGTATGTTAAAGTGTGCGTTACCCAAACCAACAGCCCGTCTTCCTGGCGGTACCATCATTGATCTCACTGACTATGAATGGTTCCCTGTTGCTCGAGCTGGCGGCCATCTTGTCATTGGCGCCAAAATTCTCCAACCCAACTTGTGGACTAAGCTCAAGTCGTTCGCAATGAAATCCCCCTCTCCCAAAACTTGGGCGCGATGTGCTGCTATTCACGATCATTTCAATCCTGATTGTGTTGACACCCCTCAAGGTTACATTGTTGGAGAGGAGAAAGATACCGGTTTGTGGATGTACGAAGTCCCTACTTACCCAGGCAACTGTGGAATGGTTCCTGGCTTCGTCACTCCTACCGGCAAACTTCATGGAGTTGGATGGCATGTTGCAGGTCACGATCAGGTTCAAGAGCGAGGAAAAGTCAACTTTTTCGTTCCTTTCAATCAGGAAGCTCATGACGCCTTTTACCCTCCTAACCTCAACCCATCCCCCGCCCCTGCACCCCTTTTTCAGCAGGGCCCTGCGAAACCTACGAACATCCTTGTTACCCAGAACGTTTCGCCAGCATCGTCCAGTATGATGCCACGGGCCGGTCCCGCTACTGTGATAAGTTCCTCGCCTCAACCAAGCTCCACCACTGTGGGCTTGTGTTCCGAAGGCAACGCCGAGAGCGGCCCTCCGCCTCAAAATCTGATCCAATCTTCGACTCTTTCCTACGACGCCTAAAAGGCGACGATTTTGTAAACGAGATAACTCAAGAATATCAATTGTGCGTTCCAACAAACTTTCAACTGTACAAATCCCTCAACAAGTACTCTCACATTTCACCTAACGTTAACATGTCTGTACTTTCTATCGCAGAGGAATGGCTTGCTCGTCATTTCATCCACTGTGGTAACTCAGCTATATTGTCACAAGATGACGCTTATGATCTCTTAACAAAGCGTTCATCTCCAGGATACCCCTGGAATCTTCATCACCAAACCAAGGAGCTCGCGTACGCAGATCCCTCCGTTGAAGCATACTGCTCTCAATTCTGGGACTCCCTCGCGACGGATCATCCACTCACACCTATCTGGCAGTCTGTCGGAAAAGTTGACGTGCGAAAACGATCAAAAATCAATAACAATGATATTCGAACATTTGTTGTTGGTCCCTTGGAACTCACTTTAGCTAGTATTCGCCTTAATTCTGTAATCAATACACGATGTTACGCTGGACACAAGTCCACGTATTCTTCCATTGGCACCTCTAAGTATTATGGCCAATGGACTTCCTTATTCACTCGACTTAATAAACACCCTAACGCTTATGAACTCGATGAAACTGAATACGATTCTACTCTACCCCGCGAATTTCTACAAGCGATCGCTCGCTTTCGGTTTAGTTGCCTTTCCGATCAATCAAAGGAAACTCAGAAACGCATGGAAAACCTTTACAAGCATATCATTGACTCCGTGATGGTCTCACCACACGGGGATCTGCTTCGTAAGAAACAAGGTAATCCAAGTGGCAGTTCAAAC